TATCCTTTACTTTAACTAATTTATACAAATACGAAACAGCAAGCACGGGTGGCACAGACTAGCGCCGGACAACTACACAAGCCTTTTAGAAGCCGCTGACGCTGTTAATCTGTTTATACATACTAACCCCCTAAGACATGGTAAATTGTTGTCTAAAGGCGTTTTTAGGGCTGTACGGGTTAAGGTTAAATCAAAGGAAATTGTCTCATGTATCAAGTAGTGCACGTCAGTAGTGGGATAGTCGCCGTAACCTACAATAGCTTACAATTTGCTTTGGACTGGATTGCCGATAATAATCACCTATATGACAATGAAGTTCAATTGTATAAATTAGTTAAAGTAAAGGATATTAAAAATGATGGCGTATAACTTAACAGTCAAGGGCTATGCAAATGGGGTCATGCAAGCGCCTCCAGCCGTTACCCTTACCATTACATCAATAATCTCAATGGTGGAGATAGAGGCTATTTTAGCGCCTATTAGAGAGTCATTCAACTGCATGGGCGATAGTCTGGCCTTTGATGTTACATTTCAAGACTTGGACTTATAAAAGGATATATATGTTATTACCAATTGTTTTTGCGGTTATTTTGGGCTTGGTCATATTACTAATGGAGGATTAACTATATGAAATGCGAATGCTGTGATTCAACACTATCTGATGCTGAATTAACAATTAAAAGTGCTACTACTGGTTTGTTCCTGAATGCATGTGTTGCCTGTCTATCTTTAATGGAAGGTATCGAATATACATGCGAAAATGACGTAACCTTAGAACTTGGCACGAATATTGCTCTCTATGACTATATAGACTATGAAGATAATAACGACTTTAGATATAATCAATAAAGGAATAACTAAAGATGACTAATAAGGACTATGAAGAGTATATGACTTACGCAACTCTTAATGATGCACATGAGTTAATTAAACAAGTGGGTATGTTAAATTTCCTAACGTCCCTCTATACTGAAAAACAATCTCGACTGCTGACCATTGAAGAACAAGAGGCAATGGAAGTGTTACACAATAGCTGGGAGTTATAAATGAGTTATGAGAAAATACATCAACCATGTAACGATTGCGGCAGTTCAGATGCACTAACAATCAACACTGATGCATCGACCAAGTGTTTTAAGTGCGGAAAGTACACAAGGCCGCTGAACGGCTCAAACAGTGAAACCCTACCTGTCCTATCAACCAAGGTAGTTAAGGGCGTTACAGAGCGTTCTGATGCGTTTGTAGGGGGTTTTAAAGACCGTAGAATATCCATTAACGCAGCCAGTCGATATGGTGTGACGCAAACCGATGACTTGACTATATTTCCCTATTACAACAAGACGGGGGACAAACAAGGTCAGAAGGTTCGCAATGTTGATAAGAAAATGTGGTTTGAAGGTGAAAAGCAGAAGTCGGTTTTATTCGGTCAACAGTTATTCACGAAGGGCGGTAAATTCGTAACTATTGTCGAAGGTGAATTCGATGCATTGGCGGCATACCAGATGTTAGGTAATTATCCGGTGGTGTCGGTTCGTACAGGTGCGCAGGGTGCATTAGGGGATTGTAAAGAACACTTTGAATGGCTTGATTCTTTTGATAGTGTGGTTATATCATTTGACTCTGACGAAGCAGGACGAAAGGCGGCGGCGGAAGTGGCGGAATTGTTTGGCAATAAAGCCAAGGTGATGAAGCACATAGACGATTGTAAAGATGCGTGTGATTATCTAATGCAAAGGTTAGAACCGCAATTTGTATCGTCATGGTGGGCGGCAGAGCAATTCAAGCCTGAAGGTATAGTTACCATGCAGGACATTCGCGACAGGTTGCTAAAGCCGCCAGAAGCAGGTGTGCCGTGGTGCTTTCCAACGCTGACAGAGTTAACATATGGGCGGCGAAAAGGCGAACTCTTTGGATTCGGAGCAGGTGTGGGAGTGGGAAAAACCGATATATTCACCCAGCAGATAGCCTATGATATTGATGTGCTAAAGATAAAGGTGGGTGTTATCTATCTAGAGCAAAACGTAGTGGAGACGGCGCAGCGTGTGATGGGTAAGCTGGATAAGAAGCTGTATCACATACCTGATGGCGAATGGAGCAGAGACCAGTATGTCGATTCCATTGATAGGTTAGAAAAGCGTGACCAGTTGTACATGATGGAGCATTTCGGGTCTATGGATTGGAAGACCATTAGGAGCATCATCAAGTACTTCAACAAGGCATACGACATTGACCATATTTACCTTGACCACTTAACGGCGCTATCAGCCAATGAGCATGACGAGCGTAGGGCACTAGATGGCATCATGGCGGACATGGCGGGGTTGGCGCAGGAGTTGGGTATTATCATCCACTTCATTAGCCACCTGACGACACCAGAGGGTAAGGCACACGAAGAAGGGGGTCGGGTTATGGAAAAGCACTTCACTGGTAGTCGGTCGATTGCACGATGGAGTCACTATATGTTCGGATTGGAGCGGAACAAGCAAGAGGAAGACTTAGTTAAACGGCAGACCACAACGTTCAGGGTGCTTAAAGATCGGTTTACTGGCAGGGCTACGGGTATGAAGTTTGGATTGCTTTATAACCAGAAAAATGGTATACTGAGCGAGACGGCACTAATAACGGAAGAGGCTTTATGATTGAGCAGGTAATCGTGGGCGCTACTGGGCTTGGTTACCTGACAGTCGGTATCTTACAATGGTACAAAGGTGAAGGAGCTAACGGCATGATTTGGATTGGTTATGCATTTGCACAGGTGGGGCTATGGATGAATCTAAAATGACAACGGTTACAATTACTGAAGCCATTGGCGACCCTGTTGGGTGTTACTATGTCTCAGAAGCAACGTTGATATGGGTGCAGATAGAGTGCGACAGTAGTTATCTATATGAATTAGCCCCTGTCTGTTTGAACTGGTTAGCTTATTTTAGTTGAGGGTACATTATGAAACTAGAACAGTATGGTTATTGCAGCAAGACAGGCAAGTGTCTCAACCCTTTTGGGGCTAGGCCGCTATGGGTGATTAAGTTGGCTGAGAAGATTAGGCAGGGCAACGTTGTAACTAACACACAGGAGGCTTTATTTTGAATGAACATATCAAACGCCTAGCAACTATATGCTGGGACAAGCAACTAGATGGCAGGTTACACTTTGACCATGAGAAGTTTGCTGAAGTGATTGTTAGTAAATGTATTGAACTGATGGATGAAAACTACAGGGGTGATATGTACACAGGTGATGTGTTTGCCTCTGAGTATAACAACTGTATCAATGAGCAGGTTGAAACGTTACAAGATTACTTTGGAGTTAACAAATGAATGATGAAGAGCGTGATGCCAGAACTGCCAGAGAGGACTACGAGACAGAGCAGGACATAGCCACCTTAGAAAAGAACATTGCTTTAATGCGGGACGATGAGTTGCGAGTGTGTGTGAAAGAGTTCTTTGACAAATACTTAAACCGCACAGAGGAGAGCAGTGGTGGTAAGATGTTCAACCCAATTGTTGTTAGTTGCTGTAGGGCGATGATGACAGAACCACTTAACAACTTGTTGGCTAGGATGGCTGAGTTGTCAGGTGCTGAACCAAAGGAAAGTTATGACTGATGAAGAGTTTGAAGAGTTCGTGGCAGTGGCAATGGCTTATGGTGAGGACAACACTAAAGAAGAAAATATGACTAAAGATATAACAGAAACACTAGGCCAACGTGAAGGGCGCTATGGTGAGTATGTGAAGGTAGCGGCAACAGCGCAACAGTTAAAAGAAACCTTGCGTGGGGGTGCTAGTTGGAATGGAATGGAGGCATATATGCAAGAGAGCTTGGATTTAATAGCAAACAAGCTGGCACGTATTGTTAACGGCGACCCATTCTATGACGACAGTTGGCATGATGTAGGTGGGTATGCGAAACTAGTCGAGATTGAACTAAACAAGGGGAAGTGATATGCAAGCAGATTTATTTGCCAGAGCCAGAGTAACAGACCCAACAACCAGCAAAGAAGCTGCTAAGTCTGTAAACGAGTTCTCATCACAACACTACAAGATAATTGTGGCGTGTCTTAAAAAGTATGGCAGCTTAGGCAAAGATGGCATATGGGAGTTGGTAGAATTAGATAAACAACAAGTAGCTAGGCGGCTACATGAGTTGCAACGTGCTGGCCTTATAGAACTAACAGGGAAAGAAGTGCTATCCGCTAGTGGGCGTAAAGAACGTGAGTGGAGAGCAACTTGAGTAATGAACTAAACAAGGGTAATGAGATGCAAGAAGTTGAATATGGTAAAACAATGAGGTTGTACAGTTTCTATCGTGGTGATAAATTCTATGACTTCAAGACAGAGCGTAACTACGTTGTTAAAGATGTACGTAGTCCTGATGTTACTTTAGAGAGTGAAGGTGTAGAATATTACTTCACAACTTTTAATACGGTAGAAGTCCCATTTGATGACGAGACGGGCAAACCTATTTTTGAACGACATTTACACGAGCGGTACAACTACTTACGAGGGGTGTGACAGGTGGACTTAGTTCTCGATATAGAGACGAACAGCAAGCATGACCATATTTGGATGTGCTACACACATAACAGTGACACAGGAGAGTATGTATGCCACACAAGTGTGCAGACGTTAACACCCTTATTAGACATAGCCGACAGAGTAATAGGACACAACATAATGGGGTTCGATGCACCAGTGTTGAACAAGGTGTGGAAGACGAAGATTGGCTGGAACAAATTGAGGGACACGCTCATTATGAGTCGGTTATTGAATCCGGCATTAGAGGACGGTCACAGTTTGGCCGCTTGGGGAAAACGCCTAGGCAACAAGAAGGTAGAGTATTCCCGCATCTGGCACTGGCTAACGGGAAACGAGTACGACAAGAAGAGTACTAAGCCCTACGATGAACCAATGGATAACCTCAACAAGTTCTATTGTAAGCAAGACGTAGCAGTCACAGTCCAACTGTTTGCTAAGTTGGAGGCTGAGTTAGCAGATTGGGGTGAGAGCGTAGAGCTAGAGCATGAAGTGGCTTTTATATTAACTAAGCAGGAAAAACATGGATTTAAATTCAACAAAAAGAAGGCTCAGTGTTTACTGGCTACTTTGTCAGGCGAACTTGCTGATATTGAGGGTACGTTGCAGGACACTTTTCCGCCAATTAGTGAAGAGAGGGTAAGCGAGAAGACGGGTAAAGCCTTGAAGACTAAGGTTACGGCATTTAACCCAGCCAGTCGCCAGCAGATAGCAGAAAGGTTGCAAGGGCTAGGTGTTAAGTTCAAACAGAAGACAGAGAAAGGGTCTATTGTTGTGGATGAAGGTGTGCTGTCCAAGATTGAGTTACCTGAAGCCAAACTCATTTGTAGGTATCTGATGTTGCAGAAACGTATAACGCAGATAACATCATGGGTAGAGGCGGCAGGAGACAAAGACAGGGTACACGGTAGGGTGATGTCCATTGGTGCAATTACAGGGCGTATGTCGCATATGAGTCCCAATATGGCGCAGATACCCAACTCTAGTAGTGAGTATGGCCCAGAGTGTAGGGACTTGTGGACGGTAGATGCTGGTAACAAGTTAGTGGGGATTGACGCTTCTGGCTTGGAATTGAGAATGTTAGCCCACTATATGTGTGACCCAGCCTACATTAAGACGGTAGTGGAAGGTAACAGTAAAGATGGGACGGATGTGCACACTATGAATCAGAAGGCAGCAGGGCTTGCCACTAGAGACTTAGCTAAGACATTTATTTATGCATTCTTATACGGTGCAGGTGATAAAAAGATTGGTAGCATTATTGGGGGTGGTCAAATAGCAGGAGGTAGACTTAGTCAAAAGTTTCTTGACAATACACCAGCATTGAAAAAACTAAAGGATACGGTGGCTATT